TCATTACCACCATCCCAATCAGCAGGGCATATGGGCAACATCATCCAATGCGTAGGACGGCAAGATAAATAAACGCCGTCTGTACCCTTGGCATACCACCATTGGTCATCGTAAATCCATTTGGCGACCATAAGATGCCATCCGGGTTCATACACCAATACCCAATGATCCTTTGGGCAGGTTTCTATTGGTTGCCATTCAGTCATTTTGGCAGCTCCGGTAATGGCATCCAATGGGTGGGCGCATAAATAGGGGCCATCAATTCATCTTCACCACAATCGTACGTCCACCAACCATTTATTGAAGGATCCCATTCATAATCAAGCCAAAAAGCAATACGAACGAACTGCGTAGCAATATCAATGTACATGACAATAATATCTGTTCCGTCTTTAGGCGCTGTTTCTATTGGTTGCCATTCAGTCATGACTGCACCATCCCGCAATAGCCTTTTCCTGTACCCTCAATAAATTGACCGGACTTTCTGTCTATTGCATCTTTATAAGGATGGTCGCCAATCCTAATCCAGTGTGGTTGCGGGTCCGGTTGATATTTGGTTGCCGCCCAATTAATTAACATACTTGGTTTCATTTCCCACCGCCAAGCCATGCACGTTTTGCCAATACATGAAGCAGCAAATTCTGGCCTATTCATACTCATGCAGCATCCCATTTTTTCAGCCTCTTCAGGCGTCACATAATGTGGGTTGTCAGTCATTTCGGTAACTCCGGTAATTCCATCCACCACTTCGGTTCAAACCAAACATCCCAAACCCATTCAGGGTCAAGCCGAGATTCTTCAGGCCAAATTTCGTACGTTTCCCAATAGCCAGAATCCACCCATTCATTGCCCTCCTCATCCCTGCCGCCCAGTAATATCATGCGGTCTTTAGGAGCCGTATCAAGCGTCTTCCAATTAAGTTTAGTTTCCATCAAACGAATAATATGAAGGGCTTTTTCCTTCGCATATTCTTCCAATGTCATTCCAAAATCAGTTGCAACTTGCCGTTCTTCTGCTGAAAGTTTAACCAAAGTGTCTTTGATTAAATCTTCATCGCTAACTTTTGAAAAATCAATCATTGCCGCCCCCTAATGCTTTAGTAAGATCAAGATTGACCTGCGGCATACTCATGCCACTATTGTCCCCGCCTAACTCCGCATACCCTTCAATATCATCCCAGTGGTCGCGATAATTATGATCACCGGAAAGGATTCGCGCAATCTTCATCGCAATTAACTCCAATGCCTCCCGCTGCGTATCTTTTAATACATCCCAGTTCTTACCCGCCAACATGACGCCCTTGAGCGCTTGGCTGATGGTGGCGGTATTTTTATAATCCCCATGCGTCTTCTGTTTTGTCGTATCCATTTTATCCTCCGTTGATTAATGTACGTTATATGCACGTCTTTCAGCAATCCACCCTTCATCGGCATTGACAAAGCATGGTTGAATAAAAATAGCTTTTATAAGTTCGTTATTTGGTCCGTAATGTTGATTGCGGATGTGTCCCCTTCTTAAATGTGGGCGTATTGCCCGTGCTTGATCTCCGTTTGAACGCATCGTTTCAGTGATATGACCAATACTTATTGTTGTAGTGATTGGATAATCTTTCCGATATTTGTTAGCTTTATTAAACTTCCCTTTTACCAAATCTTTGTTTGCTTTAATTGATCTCACTGAATTTTTTGTTGCAAGAAGAACAACTAATATTTGTACTAGCAATAGCGCATAAGCGGAAAAAGTATTTTCAGATTCGTCAAGGTACTCCTCACTTTTTCTCAACTCCAGTAATTGATCATACCAGTTTATTTTTTTCCCATCCCGAATTTGAAAAACCCTATACTGAAAATCCCTAATGCATTTATCGTCATCCATTTTATATTCAACATATAAACCTATTGGTAATTCTTTCTGCGTTTTGAGTTTTTCTTTATGTTCTGGCATGCTTGCTAATTGAGTTAACATTTTGTTAAAAAATTTAGTATCAACTTCAATTGCAAAGTTTTTCGTTGGCGCAATATCAATGCCCAACTTATTCATGTCTTTAATTGTTGCTATCACCTCACTCACTTCCAAACTATCAAAAACTTCATTGGATAGCCTAAACAATTGCGGATAATCCTCAATTTTCATGTTCTTTCCTTACACAAAATTTTTGCTTGTTTGTTTTATGTAACTTTCAGCTTCCGCCACCAGTTCAGAAATGGTCGGCGGGAACTTGGCCTTCGTTAAGATACCCCCTGCTGGGTCTGCTAATTTGTGCAGAACTTCTGCGGGGTACCGTTCCAACGCCTTCGCTGCGTTTTCCAACAACAGGGATGGGTTGGGTATGTGGTTCAGGTTGTAGCAGTTGTATATCTTCGCTACCGCCCTCTCCGGTGTAGTCCTCTCCAAGCTCAGCGGCCCATTGCGCCTTTCGTCTTTCGCTTGCTGCTTCCAATTTCGCGAAGGCATCCTCAATCTCCTTCTGTTTCGCGGTTTTCGTTTTCTTTTTGTTGCCGCCTAAGATCGCGATTATGTACGGGATTGCATCGTGCGGCTCAGCATCCACTGCCGCCTGAATTGCATCCATTACCTTTTCCTGATCCTGACCCGTCATTTTCAAACATCGGCCAACGAATGAGTTCACCGTGGCCTTTGCAACGCCCAACGACGTTAGCATTCCAACCGCCTGATCCCAGAATGCCTTGGTGTTATCCACTGGAGGCTCTTCAGGGGTATCAAAAATGCTAAGTACTGGATCTTCCAATTCCGAAGGAATTGTATCTTGGTTCCCTGATAGGTTACTGTACCAATTTTGGGACTTGTCGTCGGGAAAAACGGTACCTGTTGAGTAGTTAGCATTTAAGCGAACTACTTTAGTGTTTCCACGTGATCCAACACGTTTGCCCGTATCAACGATCAGTCCCAATTCAATTAAATTAGCAAAACACCTCATTACGGTCTTACGATCCATAGCGGTGTCTTCACTGATTCGCTCAATGGATGGATAACATTCACCATCAGAATTGGCATAATTTGCCAGCATGATAAGCAAATACTTATCAGTCGCGTGTTCTAATTTTTGAGATGTGGCCCAAGCCATGGACTGAAAAGACATAACGACCTACTACCTATTGTAAGGCGGTCGTCTTTGGACTATATGGAGATTAGTCCTGAACTTCCGCAGACCAAGTTTAAGGATTAGGGATTGGCGTCCCGTCACCCATTAGAGCAGTCCCGATTAGTCGTCGGGGCTGCTTATCTTTTTAACCCGTTTCTTCTTTCGGGTCAACTTCGGATTCCAACCAATCAAGAACTCCGTAATCTTAACCCCGTGGTACAATTCGGCGGCTTTCTTCCTGAGACGATATGCCGCATCTTTAACCGACCCCGTTGATTTTACCTCTTCGTAAATCACCTTCCCACTTTTCGTATCAATGTACGAAAAATCGCAAGTGTATGTACAATATTTCTGATCATTAATGTACACATCAAATCCATACTGCAATTGCAGATCCTGAATCAAACCACCCTTTTCCGCCAGTTTCAGTTCAAGATAACGTTTCGCCTCACCCTTTGAGTCAAACGTAATCCCATCAAACGTGCGGTCGGCCTTGGGGCTCACTTTGTATTTCGGCGGCATCATCAGCATCCTTCGGAAAAAAGTCGTCTTTGGTTAAGATAATGCCACGTTGTTTTGACGCAACCATTAATTCAATCTGGCGGCGGGCGGGGATAAAACCACCCGTCCCACCTTTTTCCGTAGGCCATGTCCATTTGTACACAGCCTGTGTGGACATAGCTAACATATCCGCAACGACGCGGGGGCCGCCAAGCTTCTTAATTACCCGTTGTGCAATCATATGAACCATTCTTTTCTCCATCCTTGTTGACAACTTATCAACTGTATGTTTATCTGTCAAGCATCAATAACGGGGAAATTGAAAATGGTTCAACAAGTCAAACCTTGGACATGGGAGGAGATCAAGTTCGTATCGGATTTGGCCTCTAAAGGATACTCCGCGAAAAATATCGCGCTTGAATTAGTGGGGCGGAATAAAAATTCCGTCATTGGAATATGTCATCGGCGGGGGATACCGCTTTTACAAAGGACGATTCAAAAGGAGCAGATACCGCATCCGCGCCCCAAGAAGGAACGGGAGAAAAGGCGCGGGGCCAGTTTTAATATAAAGAACCCTAATCCAGTTCGCGTTCCGCCCATGAAAATTGTGGAGGTGCCAGTGTTTGAGGACTTTGTCCCCTTAAACAAAACATTGGAGGATTTGCGGTATTTTGAATGCAGGGCTATTGTGGGGCCAATTAAGCACATGGATACGCTGTACTGCGGGCATCCCGTAGTCCCAAGCAAATCATGGTGTCCGTACCACTTCAAAATTTATACGATCCCAAATAAAAAGGTTTACGCATGACGACCAGTGAAGAGCGGTGGGATATATTTATTCGGCGGTTTAATAATTCGGGTGAGGCAGTTTTTAAGGTAGCGCAATACATCTGGCGGGAAAAAGGTTTGACCGTAACTATTCCAGCGATGGAATTAGCACCAAATGTCTCAAACGCTCTTGATTACGTTGATCAGGGTGACATTATTTGTCACACCCCCAATGGTAAAGATTATGTGATTGAGGTGAAGGGAAACACACACGATTTTACATCAGCGGAGGATTATAAATATAGGAGGATCATTATTAATGAGGTGGGGAAAGCCCACCGGATAAACGCCTTTGCATACTTTGTCGTTAATCAGAATCTCACCCATGCATGCATTGTTAAATCGGATACAATGGATCAATGGGAGGTGGATGATGTGTATGATAAATACTTGAAAACATCAGCAAAAACATACTTCGCACCCATCAGTGCGGGGGAATTTGTAAAACTGTGATTTAGTAGTTGACAGTTATGCGAATCAGTGAGAATTTCAACTTATTAACAACGGGAAAGATAAAATGGCACTTACGAAGGAACAGAAAGAGTTCCGCTCAAAACTATTGGGCGGGTCAGATGCAAACACAATCATGGGCGGTGATGAAGAACGTATTCTTGAATTATGGAAAATAAAAAGAGGGAAAGCAGAAGATCATGATCTGTCCGACGCACTTCCAGTACAGATGGGAGTTTTTACAGAACCTTTTAACATACAGTGGTTTACAAAGCAGACAGGTCGTCATGTTACGGATAACGGTACCCAGAAGGTTAGTTTATCTCACCCTTTCATGGGATGTACCCTTGACGGACTCACAGACGACGGCCTCACCGTTTTTGAAGCTAAACATGTTTCTGCGTTCTCTAAGGACGATGAAATTATGGACCGCTATTATCCGCAACTAACGCATAATATGTTGGTGTGCGGTGTGGAAAAGGCTGTTTTATCCGTCTTTTACGGTAACCATAAGTGGGACAAGTACGACATAAACCTTGATGCAATATACGCTGATATCTTGATTGATGCGGAACGTCGTTTTTGGGATTGTGTTAAAGATGGCACGCCGCCAGTTACAATTACCGTACGGCCTCCGGTGGATGCTGTGCGCCGCGTTGATATGACGGGTAATAATGCGTGGGCCAATTTCGCGAATCAGTTGCAACTCAATTCCGTAGGCAAGAAATTATACGATGAAGCCGCCTCCGGTCTGAAAGGACTGATGGAGGAAGATATGGCGGAAGCTTATGGATACGGTGTCAGCATCAAGCGCGATAAGCGGGGTGCGTTAAGATTGAAGGGTGATTAATATGCGCGCAGAAAGCGTCTTAATATTGGAAATCCACATGATGACAGATGGTTTCCAAATTGAAGTTCATCCTTTAGTCGCGGCGGATGAGGGGCAATTTATAAGGGATAGGTTGGCGGAACTCCTGCCTGAACTTGCGAAGCAATTGAAAAACCCCTCCGCCCCAAGGGAGATTGATATCGCGGACGGACACGCCCGCGCAATACTGTACGAAGTAACTGGTAACCCAGACAGAAAAAAAGCACACTGAAAGGAAAGATTATGAAGACAAGTGAAAGCATTGAACACCTCTCCACGGCCCTAGCAGCCGCACAGGGAGCGTTGAAGAACCCGCCTAAGAACAAGATCAACCCACACTTTAAATCCCGCTACGTGGACCTCTCTGACGGTCTGGATGCGATCCGCGAATGCTACGCAAAGCACGGGTTGGCATTCGTTCAAGGTACGTCCGTAATGGATGGAATCATTATCCTTAACACCCGTATCGTTCATAAGTCTGGACAATGGCTTGAATCGGACTATCCGGTAGGTGGCCTTGGCCGCCCGCAGGAAATGGGGTCAGCGATGACCTATGCCCGCCGTTATTCGCTATTTGGTTTGGTGGGTGTCGCGGGTGAGGATGATGATGACGGCAATGCTGCTCAGGCGGCTGATGCAACACCTGTAAAGGCTAAGGCAGCACCGAAGCAAATGGAGCCGGGGATGCAGCCAAAGGACAGTGAAGAGTTCTTTAAAATTGCAAAAGAAGCGATGGATGGATCAATAACTCTTGAAGAATTATCACAGTGGTCGGTTAAAAATGCAAAATCATTAGAAATGATGATACCCAAACATCGGGCCGAATTAAGAGATCTGTATATAATTCGTAGGGACGCACTGAAAGGCAATGGCTGAAGTTATTTACGTCCGCCGCAATGGGAGCAAATTGGAACCTTGCTCCCTAGTGGACGAAGAGGCTTTATCTGAGTTCCCTACGGGGAAAGATTTATCCGTGACGATTACACGGCCCCGTAGTTCAAAACAACATAGGTTCTTCTGGGCGTTAATTCAGAAGATTTGTGAGAACCACGACACGTACCGCAAGCCGGAACAGCTACTACTTTGGTTGAAGATCCGCCTTGGGTATGTGGAGGAGGTTAGGTTCCACGACGATAAAGTCTGGTGGGTCGCAAGATCCATTAGCTTTAACGCGATGGATCAGGAAGAGTTCCGAAAGTTCTTTGAGAGCGCTTTGGATGTAATAACGGAAGAAGTAATACCAGAAATCAACCAATACGAACTCCTCCATGAGGTGGAGAAAATGATTGGTTTTAACATTGTTGACTTATGGAGTAAGTAAAATGGCGTATGAAAAGAAGCATGGCGACGCAATGTTGTTCGCGAATGATCGTAAAACCAAAGACAGCCAGCCAGATTGGCGGGGGTCCGTCCACATTGATGGGAAGGATTATGAATTGGCGTTTTGGAATAAGACCTCCAAGAACGGCAATAATTTCCTTGGTGGACGGATGGGTGATGAAGTTAAGCCGCCTGAGTCAAGGGGATCATTCCCAAAGTCACAACAGGCACAGTCATCCGTTAAAGACGCATTGGATTCAGATCTCCCATGGTAAAGCGGGTTTCCATATCCGCGAAGAAACGGGTCGCGCTGTTCCAATCCCGGGGCGGTGCTTGTCACATATGCGGGGGTAAAATTAATGTTGGAGAAGCTTGGGAGTTGGAGCACCGTATTCCTCTTGCGATGGGCGGGGAAGATGTTGAGGCTAACTGGGAACTGGCGCATATTAAATGCCATAGAGCAAAAACGACTGATGACGTGGGTCAAATTGCAAAGGCTAAACGGCGCGAAGCGCGTCACCTTGGAGGTCACGTATCACGGACGCCGCTACCTTTTGGTAAAAGGTCCCCACTGAAACGCAAAATGGATGGGACAGTAGTCTTACGGGAGAAGTAAAATGAAACTTATTCTACCAGAAGGTTTTGATCCAAATCAGGAAGAAAACCCACTTGAAGATATTTACGACCACGCCTTTCCTATGGCGGATAAATTATCCTTCGCGATTAGTGAATCCGTCATGGAGATGATTGCTGATGGCAAGATCACAAAGAAAATGTCTGACGCAATTATCATACATAGCGTCGCACTCATGCTAATTATCTGCATGATGAACCGCGAAGTGTTGGAAGATAATACGTTGGAGATGACATTAAAGAAGGTGAAGGGGATTACTCAAGACTATCTCAAGCACCTCCTTGAAGCGGGTAAGGAGCAAACACATTGATTTTGCAACTCAGACCGACCCTACCCATGCTGACCCCACGGGGTCCCGCATTAGCGCACTTAGTCATTGATTATGGCGAAGAGCATCACCTTCTGTGGGTGTGCGTACAGGATAACACGGGTGAGATTTGGACGTATGCAAACCCGGATGTTAGGGCGCAAACCAATCTGACATTCAAACGGAGGGAGATTAATATGCCCTCCCATGAGGATGATGATGAACGTAGCTGTTAGTCGTAACCCGCCCACAATCACGGAGATGATCCAAGTTGTGATTTGGACGACTAATGCACGGATGCGGGAGCAACTCCTGATGCTCCGTATTCTGGACCATTACGGCCCCAAGTCTTTTGTCGCTACATTGGATGAGATTGCGGAGGCGACCCTCACGAATCGGGCGGTGGTGATTCGTGCGATGAAGGGGCTGAAAGAATTGCAGTGGATTGATAGTGAGAGGATTTACAAGAACAACGGGAGCAATCTCCCCGTCGTGCAAAGCTGTAAATACATTATCACGATTAGTAATGAAAAGGAGGAGGCTGGCCCCACGTAACCAGCCCCCTCAAGTCAGGGAGGATGCCGTGGGAAGGAAAAACCCCGGCACCTCTACTCTACCATACGGAACGCTAAGTTTTCAACCCTTGATACACGTGCACCCCAGCCTTTACCGAAGGTGTTCCATGTAGGGAGTCCTTGTAGGAAAGCTAATCGGGCTTCACAGATTCGCGTCGCAACCTCGCGACCGTTTGCCTCTTCAGCAGCAGCAATTGTTGTTGGCCCGACTTGCCCGTCTTGACCCACACCGCATACCTGCTGGAGGGTTTTTGCCGCACGGGTTACCCCACTATTAACAGCCATATCAAAAGTGGCATAGTCAATGCCAAGAGGAAGTGAGTCGCCATTTATCTTATCCCAATACTGTTCTTTGTACAGGGGGGCGACATCTTGAATCGTCAAGTTCATCATGTCCATCTCCGTTACCGGATGACCGACGTAACTTTCCCAAGTTTTCTGAGTAACACCGTGATTTGTCCGGCCCCCCGGATCACGGGGGTCATTAACATACCCTCCCTCCTCCTTCAAGACGAGGGCTAGGCATTGTTCAAAATTATCTTTCATTATTTATTCCCGCAGAACTGTTTCCACTTGTCGTCATGGGACAAAATTTGTGTGGCGGTCTTATTAGTCAACTTATCATCTTTATTGACGTAAATTGGCTTAACCCAATTGCAAGATGTATCCACAATCTTGGTTTCCGGCTTAGGCATGCACGCCGCCAAAGGTAATATTGATACCAATATAAGAATCCGCT